AAACAATTAAAACAAAACTAAAACTATGAACGTGATCCGTAATGTGACTGGCTCACCGGAGGAATTCTATGAGCACATCAATTCATGTATTGAATTTGATGGTTGGCTGTTGGAAATACCAAAAGTGGTCAAGCTGGCAGATGAAGGGTCCGGTTGGGTATTAGAGGGATTGAAAAAGAATCTTTGGATTGGTGTGGCGAGTGGTTGCGCACTATTTTCCTTCTATCTGACCGTCAGAAAGTATAGGGGAGGACCGTACGAATCTGCGTTAAAGTTTGCGCCTTCGAGGATCCTTCAAAGGATTCTCGTTGACAAGTCGAGACGACATTTTGACACCGCTTGGTTCCCACTAGATTCACTAACACAAGTGACTGAGCGTAAGAAAGATAATGGACACAAAATTTCGGGGCAGGTTCGCGATGCTGCTAGGAAAATGATTTATTCAGCCATCTCAGGTTACGGTTGTAGTGCCTTTGAGATTTCACCAGCTGATGTCATATATTCCAAGCCTGAGAATTGCGATTTGCAACATTATGCTTGCTCCGACTTACATCAACCAGTGAGTGATAGCGTCGTGGAAGGACATCATGTAGTAGTGATGACCGACGTTGATCATTTCATTGAGAATTTTTCTAAATATGCCACCGCTGGAGTTCCGATGATCATGCATGGGTTTAATCCCTTGAAGGTCGCTGGAGCTGACGGCGATTGCAGGTTTCGAATAATTAGTGATGTGGTTCATTACGAAGTTGGTGGGGGTGGTAACTGGAGTCATGAAGTGTGGGATTGGACGAAAACCGGTGAATTCATTGAGTTCAATTATCGAGTTAATAGTCTTTCCACCCTCTTATTGGCTTTAGTTGGAATCAGGAAGAAGATCATCCACAAAATTCATGTGGCAAGACCATGGGCTGATTGTCCGGATAGAGTGTTGGTGTGGACCATTCCCCAGTATTCCTTCTACAGTGTGAATTGGCTTGGTAATGATCTTAGATCGAGGAAATTGGAACGTGTCAAATATCGTGATTGTAAACGTCCAGGTTGGAATTCATTGGTGTATTTGGATGAAGAGAATGAGTTGCAATTCAACTTTGGGAGAGAAGGAGCAGATGCTTCTACCACCATGTTGAAAGAGCACGTTGATATGTTGTTACCATTGAAGACACCACAATCAGTCACCACCAGGATGTTGAATTTGAAATATCTTGAAATAGCGGATATGGCCAACTTTCTGCAATTTTATGAAGGCAATAACGATTACAATCTCGACTGTTATAGGATGATGCGTTGCATGCAGCCGCAAGTCCATTGGCCCATTCATTCTTATAGTGATAATTTTCAAACAAAAGCCAGAGTTTACAGTAACCCATTGGTAAGTGACCACAATCTGATGCCTGACATACGTAATTGGGAAGCGTTGTCCCAAAGCCTGGAAGAAAGAGTGACGTTTGTAAAGAACACCGCCACTCCTGAGTCTAGGTACGGGGAATACGCTCGTCAATTCATTGATTTGGTATTGGGACCTTACAAACATCAAGGTGTGGCACTTGGCATCGATGAGACCATTGACGAATTGGATAAACCAGCACAGATCTTACAAACTAAGATGGTGGTTGAGACGCTTGATTCACCAATTCGAGAGTTAATAACTGGATTTCTCAAGAACGAGCCCATAATGAAAGACGGGAGGATAATATCTGCTTTCGCTGATTTCAGGTATATATTACAACTGTCTAGATTTACCTTAGCCATGAGAAATGAGGTCTTACACGCTGAACATAACCGTCATTGGTTTTGCCCAGGTTTAACACCAAAGCAGATTTCAGGAATGGTAGTCGACTACGTGTCGTCCGTTCCCGAGCCAGTGGAGGGTGATTACACCAATTTTGACGGAAGAGTTTCAGCTTGGATGCAGAGGCACGTGATGAATGCTATGTATACCAATTGGGTTAGGAGGGAAGATCAACTGGAATTAGGCGATCTCTTGAAAGTTCTCATCAGCTGTCCAGCTAAATCCAAAGCTTTCGGTTTTCAGTATAAGGCCGGTGTTGGCGTGAAGAGTGGCTCACCAACAACATGCGATGCTAATACGATCGCTAATGGGTTTATGATGTACGTCGCAGCCATGGAGTCTGGGATTTCTATGCAGCCTGAACTTGCTTTTAGGAGCATTGGCTTGGCTTTTGGGGATGACAGTTTGTTTGAGACTAGGTGTTCGGTGACTTGGAAGAGAGTGGCCAGGGATTTGGGAATGGAATTGAAGATTGTTGAGTATGATGCGACTAAAGGGATTGGTTTCCTTGGTCGTATTTTCCCAGATCCGTACACTACCGACACATCTTTTCAGGATCCATTAAGAACTCTGAGAAAATTACACTTAACAACACGCCACAACAATATACCGATTGGTTCCGCAGCGATCGATAGACTGACAGGATACCTGGTCACTGATAAGCTAACGCCATTGATTTCTGATTATTGCAAAATGATCGTAAAACATTATTCAGGACTAGAGGGAGCAGAGTCAGATGAAAGGAGAGAAAAGAGAGCTTCAAAGCTGTCGGAGAAACCATATTGGTTGGTTGGACATGAGAATGAATCTTGGCCACAGGCAGCCAAAGATAAAGAACTGATGATGAGCTGTATCGCCTCCCGAATGGGGTATCAGGTAGAGGTGATCGAGGATTTCATCAATCGCATAAATACGGCTGCTGGCCCCTGGGGAATCCCCACGTTAAACAGTAGTGAAGAAAGTTACCAATGGAAAGGTACAGTAGCTAGCTGTGGAACACCCGTGGATACCATGGACCCGCACAAAATATCAAAAGCAACGCAGATCCAAAATGCAAACGTACAAAGAGCAAATCCTAGCAGTGCCCGCGGAAATCGGTCAGATAACCGCAAAGATCACGAAGCTGGTGATGGAACTCGAGAGCAAGGGGTTAAAGCAGGAGGTCCTTCGGGATCTTCAGGCTTTCGACGTGTGCCTAAGCAAACTGGTGGTGAAAGCAGCAAATGCAACAACAAGCCTGCTGATGAAACCGACAGTGCTGGAGGCGCTCGGCGAGAAGATCGATCCAAAGGTGGGGAAAATCCATCACCGCCTAATCGATCTAATGCTCACGATGGATCCAAGAGCACCGGATGTGACGGACGAGGAGGTACGAGAAGCACTGGAACATTTGACCACAGAAGAAGCCGGCCCGCAGACAGAAGTAATGGAGGCGCCCGCAAGCGTGAGTCACCTGCCCATGTGCCTAAAACGAGCGATGGTTCAGCTCAGAAAAGAACGTGAAGCAGAGGTGAAGTAAAGGTTTTGAAACTAATTGTTTAATGTTGTTAACATTAACACAATCAGCTTCGGCGATG